GTATTAGCAGTATCAAGAGCCGCCTGTGAAGAACTTCCTAATTGTGCCAACATGTTTTCCATGCTTGAGTCATACATTCCAGGAAGAGATTTCAACATATCAATAAATTGTTGAATTGATCCTAAGAACTGTGCCACACAACCTTGTACGATTGATTTGATTCTATCAGGTAAACTATTCAGATAGTCTACAATTTTTTGTATGTCTAATACAAGATTGTAATATAGTGATGCAGTCTCTGCAATCATGGCTACTTGTTTTGTAATTGCATTGATTTCTCTAACCAAATCTTTTGCAATAGAATATGACTTGGATGCAATACCTGATGGGTCTAAACCGAGTGCAGGTAACAACGCATTTATAACAGCACGCAACTGAGTATTCAATTGTGTCAACAACAAACTCATTAATTGAGCAGACCTATTCTTACCCGCCTTAATAGAATTAGTTATTTCAGTAATTGGATTATTAATTGACGCAATACTTAAAGTAGGAAGATTGATAAAATATTTAAAATCACAAGCATGTTCCAGATTTAGGTTAGTTGTTGCTATAACCGTATTAGAAACATCGCCTTGAGCAGCATAACTTACTGATGTTGAATTTATTGTTCCGTATGATGGAATGCCATTAGGTCTGTCTCTTTTAATCCAATCATTACCGAAAACAGATGCTATAGTGGTAAAAATGCTTGGAATAGTACCAGTTACAACCGGCATCTGTGACTTATGGCCGTCAGCGAAATAACCAAGAACGTTCGTTCCTTCTAAAAGAACAGAGAATTCACCGTGTACATTAGGTCCTTGTTGTACTGATGCCCAAGGCAAATCGGCCGAAGGCAACTTCAACTTATTATCGGTGTGAATTCCCTTTATACGTACTTGTACACGACCCAATTTTAATGGGTCTCTTGTACCTTCTACTACTCCGTACCAATCTCCACGTGTCATTTATTAATTTCCTTTACTGTTCTTTGATATTTCTAAAACAGTTTGATATACACCACTACTCTGTAATACGTGTCTTGCAGCGGTGATTAGGTATTTTCCAGAATATACCGGATCTTTAGTTCTTTGGTCTTTTGCACCGGACATCTGTATTGAGTATATTCCAACATCAATTGTTGAACCTACTGTCAATAACGAGTTTCCTGGAACAATTATTTTTAATATGGTATGATTCGCCAGAGCTAACTGGGACGTTCTCATACTCAAAGTCTCTTGCATATAAAAATCTGGTGTAACACCTTTATTACTTTTTATATAGTCAACTGTATTCTCACCTGAATTGCTTGGCACAACTCGTATGAAACCTTCTGGTTTCTCGTTTGCTGTTGGTGATGCTTGAACACCTGAACCATTTTCTGGTGGAACTTGAGACAAATACTTTAAGTAATTGAATTCTTTAACGTGAGTTTGACCTGTAGTCGCATTAATGCCGATGAACTTATTGGAATAAGCACCATTGGATAGTTCTCTTAAAGTATTGTAAGAACGTACATATTCCAATGCGATAATGGAATCATCTTCCTGCGTTTTATCTTCAGGTGCAGTTAAATTGGATTGTTCGTAACGATAATAGGCCACTGGCTTTTGTTGCATCAACGTATTCAATGAAACAAAATTGTAACCAAATCTGTTCTCAAATAGAAACATGTCTGCACCAACAGTACCAGATTCACTCTTGTTTTCTGGTCTTGCATAATTACACAATTCACTGACAACCTCAAAGGGTTTTATCATTGGTGGAATATAATTGTAATAACCCAGTGTTGGTTGTATGTAACTGATAGGTGTCTTACACTGTAACTCATTAGTCAAAACATCTTTAATCATATATGAGATGTCTTTGCCCTTATATGATTTACTGACCGACATCTGTTGATTGCTCAATAAATCTTCCGAACAGAAGTATAACTTATAGAATTCACCATTCAAGTTTCCTACAGGTCTTCTGTCCTTGATGGTATATGCCACAAGATACTTCGGTGGTGTTTTTGTATTCTTATATTTGTCGAATTTCAGTGTAATGATTTCAGTACCATTCAAACGCAACAGTTCAATTAGACCTAATCCATCACGAATCATCAAAAAACCACTAACACAGAAACTATAAATGTCTTCAAAATAGGAAATTTCAACGACCATTTCTTTTAGGTCGTGTTGTTCACCTGTAGATAATGTAATAGTACATGTTTCTATGGACGCAGACTGCGTATAGTAGGCTTGAATATCAGTGGAACTCATGTATTACTCAATAGTTTTTGAAATTCGGATTCAATTTGTGGCACATAAATCTTGTTCAACAACTTTATGTTTCGTTTAGATTCATTCAAAGCAAGTTCATACTGATAGTATGTTTGTATATTTTTGGTGATAGACACCTCAACTGTTTCTTGTGTGAATGATAATGTGCTATTTGTCGGTGTTAGAGCATCATACTCATCTTCTGAGATTGATACAGTATCCACTATTTGACCATATTGACTATTGTTTTGTGTAATAATCTTTTGGTGTGTTCTTGTCGTGGTGTAAGGGTCAAAACCTAATACATCATATTTTTCCGTTATATATTTCTGAAAAGAAACACTGTTCAGTGGCCAATCCCACTGTGGATCCAATGACTTGTTGGATAACATAACGATCCAGTAACGATAACTGTCACCGTAATATTTGTGTGCAACAATCTCTGGAGTATCACCTTCCTGTATGTCGTAGGAATAATACACTAGAGTGTTGTTTAAAATATCAGGCATAACACTCACTCGTGTCATCAAGTTTTTATATACTTGTGTGTTGCCAAATTTATCGGTAACACTAACCAAAGGTAATGCGTCAAAATACTTCATGCATAACCTCCTTTTGATGTTTTGTCCATAATTGTTCTGTCCATCAATTCTATTTCTTTGAATGAAAGTGATAATGTTGTTTGAACTGGTGCACCATCAGCTAAGGCCGTCCATCCATTAGGTGCATAATCTGCTGTTACACTTTGTAAAACACATCGTAACACCGGCGGAACATTTAAGTTTCTTTGTCCGTTGAAGAAGAAACCCAACTCAAAAATGGATGGTGGTAACCAAAAGAAACCGGAAATACCTTGTTGTTTCGTGGGTGCTGCAGCTCTTTGGAAAAGACGTATAATCTCTCTTACGTTAGCGGCTTCGTCCGGCGATGTTGGTGTGAATGTGAATTGTAGGTCAAATTCTCTAAAATCTATACCTTCAAACAACATTTGTTGTTGTGGGTTAAATGTATAACCGAGTTTTTTACTAATCAACTTTGACATGTTATTATTAATCATGGATGTCAAAGCAGTTGAAATTTTACCTATAAGTGGTGTCGAATTAACTGCATCAGCCAAACTCAACTTATCGTACTGTGCTTGATAACTAAAATTTAAAGTATCAGGCATGTATAATCTAATGGTCGCTGTCGGTTCGCTATATGTCTCTGGATTCATTTGCAAGAACCCCATGGCATTATTCAACATGTCTACACCAGCAGAAAGTGTAGTTGCTGCGGCACCAACAGGATCCGCTGTGTATGCAGCTTCCAGTTCCTTCGCATTTGGAAGAATTTTACGTGCTGCTTCACTTGTTGCGTTTAATAACTGTTTCAAATCAATTTGTCTAATTTTTTCTTCCACAGTTTTTGCATCAACTGTAAATGGTTTAATATCACGCACAACAAATTGAATCGCATGTCCTTTATCAAAAGAGTCTAAGTCTCTTGGATATGCAATTGAGGTTGTATTGTATTGATTTCTATACAAGTCACCGAGAGGTCCTTCTTCCACTGGAGTGACATAAGACAGTGCATTTGGATCAGTAGTAACATTATTTGGATTAGAACTAGGCATAGGAGCTAATATTGCAGGTTGGTATTTCCATGATTCCTGTACTTGCTCAAATGTTCTATATGTGCCTGTTGTTGTTTCGTCTGCCATTTTTTACTTTAAAAAAAGATTATACATAGTATTTATGGCATATTCAGGCATCTTTAAACCCACAAATCCCAGTAAATACGCAGGGGACCACAAAAACATCATATGGCGTTCCACTTGGGAGTGCCGTGTAATGACATGGTTGGACAAGAATCCAAACGTCATTTCATGGGCATCCGAAGAACTAGTCGTACCTTACGTGTCGCCTGTAGATAGTAGGTGGCATAGGTATTTCCCAGATTTTCTGGTAAAAGTCAAGACCCAAGACGGCAAATCTAAGACACTGATGCTCGAGGTTAAACCCAAGAAACAGACCAAGGCACCAACTCCACAGAAAAGAGTCACTAAGAGATACATCACAGAGGTTACAACGTGGGGTGTCAACCAGGCCAAGTGGAAGGCGGCTGAGGAATACTGCAAGGACCGTGGCTGGGAATTCAAAGTAATAACCGAAGACCACCTAGGACTCTAATAAATATCCACATGAATCCATCTATACTCACCACACTGTCCGAAGAAAAGATTGCTGCTCAATATGAATTTATGAGCCGTGATGCATTACGTTGGTTACAGAAACAAGTAAATGACCTTAAAAATCCAGCCAATATGGCCAGAGGAATAACAAGGGAAAAGGAACGTTTCACACGTACTAACGATTACAGAAAATTCTTGATTGGTGGTATGTATTTCTTTGCATATGACCCGAAGACCAAGGGTGATTTGCCTTATTATGACAGATTTCCATTGGTTATGCCATTGAAAAGAGAATCTGACGGGTTTATCGGTCTGAACTTACATTACTTACCAATTGGGTACCGCATACGTTTCCTGAAGAAATTGTTGACAATTGCTCAATATGATGGTGAAGATATTAGAAGAATTAGAGTAACATACGACATTTTAAATGCAACCAGTAGATACAGAGAGTTTAGACCTTGTATCAAAAAGTACTTGTTATCACATATAAAATCAAAAATCGTAAAAGTTGAATCTAATGAGTGGGATACGGCTATGTTCTTACCTGTACACCAATTTAGAAAAGCAAAAGCACCAACAGTCTGGAAAGAATCTGTTGAAGAAATAAGGAACTCATAAAATGGCAGGAAGTATTGCTGATTTTAAAGCTAGTTTTAATACGGACCTTGCACGAGCAAACAGATTTGATGTGACACTAAATGTGCCACTATCATTGTTATTTTTGTCTCCAATGTCACAAAATAAACTGACATATCGTTGTGAAACCGCACAATTACCGGGTAGAACATTTGCTACCATGGATAGAAAAACATATGGTCCAATTGAAAAGTTGCCATATATGACAACATACAATGATGTTGACTTAACTTTCCTTTTGGATGATGATATGGTCACCAAAGTCATGTTTGATGCGTGGTTGGATCTTGTAAATCCAAAACAATCAAACAACATGAATTACAGGAACACATATGCAACATCAATCTTAATCAATCAATATGATGTTGCAAACAAAAAGACATATTCCGTTGAATTGAAAGATGCTTACCCAATTTCAATGAATCAATTGGATTTGGACTGGTCTGCTGACGGCGTGCATAAGTTGACTGTTACATTCGCCTACACAAAATGGACTAACAATTCCATTACAAATTATATTTACTGAACTGAGGAGTTATTATGGCTTTACCAAAACTTGAAGTGCCTTCGTATGAACTTGAATTACCTATATCCAAGAAGACTATTAAATTCCGTCCCTTCCTAGTGAAGGAACAAAAACTGTTGTTGATGGCTATGGAAGCAGGCGACACGAAAGTGTTGCAAAATTCTGTGCTTGATGTATTGAATGTGTGTATCTTAACACCAAACTTTGACATCTCTACAACACCGATTATTGACGTTGAATATTTGTTCTTAAACTTACGTGCCAAGTCTGTTGGAGAATTTGTCGAATCAAAATATCGTTGCAACAACGAGGTCGATAATGATGAAGGTGGTCGTAAAGAATGTGGAAACATCATGGAGTCAAAGATTAATTTGACCGATATTGTTCCAGTACAGGAAAAAGAAGTTAATCCGGAGATTCAATTAACAGATAAAATCATCGTTAAGATGAAATACCCTGAATTCCACATCATGCAAGACTCGGTTGACGCAAAGAACTTGACTGATATCACTTTCAAGTTAATTGCGAATTGTATTGAGTACATCTATGATGGTGAACAATTTTATTATGCAAATGAAACAGAAGAAGCTGAATTGATTGAATTCATTGAGAATTTGAGTCAAGAGCATTTTGAAAAACTGGAAGAGTTCTTCAACAATATGCCTAAGATGACCAAGAAGATTGAAATGACCTGTAAAAAGTGTGGTTACGAACACACCTTTGAGGTTGAGGGACTTGAAAATTTTTTCGGTTAATACTTCGTTATGATGATTTAGGTAATTACTATAAGACTAACTTTTCACTGATGCAACATCACAAATATAGTCTTACAGAACTTGAAAATATGTTACCTTGGGAAAGAGATATTTACGTCACTTTGTTGATTCAATACCTTGAAGAAGAAAATAGAAAAATAAAAGAAGCGCAAAATAAGTTTAAATAAAAATGTTATCTAGTCTAAAAAATATGTTTTCTCGTGGTGCCTCTAATGAGGCATCAGTCGCTTCCGAAAAGGCAATGAGTGTCAATGACAGGACCAAAGAAACGGCTCAGAGTTTACTGAACATTTTAAATGATGATGCAGTACAGTCTTTTGGTTATAAGACTCCTGATGTAGAGGTTCTTGGTGGTGTATACAACATGATGTTGAAAATCCAAGCAGACAACATGATGCAACGAGATTTGGAAGAAGACCAAGATAATATACGTTACCTTAACGATGAGTTGCGCCACAGAGATTTGATTGAGGCATTAAGTTTCTCTAGTAAGTTTAAGAAACCTAATAAACAAAAAGTTGCAGCAGAAAAAAAACAAAAAGCAAAAGAATCAAAACGCAACCAGAAAGTTAAGGATCAAACTGCACAATTAGTAAAAACTGAGAAAGTTGTTAAACCTAAACCTGAGAAATTTATACCTAGTCTACCCGAGACAGTAACTAATGTTGCGGGTTCATCCGTTTTACCAAAGGTTGGTGTGGCTGTCGCAGCTGCTGTTGGTCTTGGTGCTGCAACCAGTGCAATCGCAGCTGCTGAATCTGGTGGTGATTATGATGTTACTTTTGGTGACCGCAGAGATAAATCGGGAAAGTTATATAACGTTAATGGTTATCCAACAACTGAACAACTTTTCCATAAGAAACTAACTGACATGACCTTGGCGGAAGTCAAGGAATTTGGCCGTGCTAGAAGTGCAATCTCACCAAATTCTGGCGCCGCTGGTGCATATCAGTTTATGCCAAGTACACTTTTCGGCAACTCAAAGAATCCTGGTTTAGTACAACAACTTGGATTGAGTATGGATGCTAAGTTTGATGCCAAAACGCAAGATGCATTAAACAACCTGTTGAATAAACAAAACCGTGATTCACTAACAGCACGTGGTATTCCTTTGACTCCAGGTAATGAATATATGGCACACTACATCGGTCCTGCCGGTGCAGCTGCCGTACATCGCAACATCAATTCAAATATGACCGTTGCCGAGGCAATGGCACAGGCGAACCTAACGCCACCTGGAAAAAGAAATAACCCAGAAC